ATGTTCGCCAATCTTTGGTATACCGCCGAGGATTGGAACAAGTTCAAGATCCACTACAGCGATATCCCGATCTACAACAAGGATCCGGACTGGGCCGAAAAGACCCGGCTGAAGTCAAAGCTGAGTATGCGGAATTGGCGTCAGGAATATGAGCTTGATTTCGTCGCCTCTGAAGCCCAGATTTACGACCCAGAGCTGGTGGAGTTGGCATGCAACGGCCAGACCATCGAATACGGATTAGTCGGCAGGGAATACATCATGGCCGTTGACCCTGCCTCATCACAGGGCGAGGACTATTGGTGCTCGATCGTATTGGACATCACCTGCATTCCTTACCGTGTGGTGAATGTCTTCCGAATGCGCCATAAAAGTAGCGATTATTGCATAAAACAAATTGTCGAACAGGCAGAGAACTTCGTGCCTTCAAAGGTAATCGTAGAAAAGAACGGTGTTGGTCAGATCGTTTCAGAGGTTTTGTCGATGAAACTGGCTAAGTACCAAGTTCTGCCGTATAACACCAACAAGCAAAACAAAATCAGCAATACGGATCGCATTTCTTATTTGTTGGAACGCGAAGAATTGATGTTGCCGCGTGAACCGTTCTATCAGGAGCTGTTAATGTTCCAACAGATGGCGAATGGGCGCAGAGAAGCTGGCGAAGGAAGTCACGATGACTCAGTCATGTCGCTGAGTCTGGCACTCAGTTTAGTTGCTGAAACACCTACTGCTGATTGGTTAGAGATTTTATGACCTTACCCCAGGATTATCGCGACGAAGTGTCGACAATGATTAATCAAGCGATGCAAGAGCACGTTACACAGTCAACATTAATCAGTGCGGGGCTAGGAATTCTGCTTCTTGCACTGTTTGTGGAAGGTTTGCTCCGACTTGTGGGAGTAATTCCACCATTTATGGGTATAAATATAAGTGTAATGCCCTAGTTGCATGTCCAGTCTTTACGAAGAAAACCTAAGAACAGCATTTGAGGACGATATTTGCTCCTACATGGAGATAAAAGGCGGCGTAAACCGCGCATTAGATGATCTTACCGAGATTTTGCTTGATTGGCATAGTTATTACCAAGGTCAGGCAGACGATATCAAGAAAGCTCTGCTTCGTTTAGGCGTAAATAGGTACGATTAGTTTGAAGAGTTTGGCCACAAAGTTTGGCGGAAGTTTCAGATAACTCTGAATTCAGAGAAGACGGTGTTTTAGTCAATGCAATCACTGGTTTAGGCACCAGCAAAGACAAGAGTTCCTATTACTCGCTGCGTAATCAGGGCATCATGTCCGATGCGGAGCTTGAAGCGCTTTATTTCGACCCACTTTGCCGTCGTGTGGTCGATGTTTTTGCTGAAGCAGCCCTTGCAAAGCGTCCCACGCTGAAATTTGGCGAGGAACTAGAGGGACACGACCAAATTATCCGCAGTTTTGAGAAGTACTTGGCGGATACCGAGTCGTTCTTCTTTATCGAGGAGGCACTCAAGCTTCAACGGATCTATGGCGGCGCTGTGCTGTTCATGGTTTGTGACGACGGCCTTAGCCCCGACCAACCGCTGGATCCAAGCCGCGTCCGCCAGATCACCGACTTGGTCCCGCTGTCGAAACGTGAAATCAAGCCAGATAACTTCTCTTATCTGGATTACCGCGCCCCCGAGAAGTACCGGATCTCAACGTCGAAGTCGGTCTTAGATAACAACGATCTGCAATATCTGCTGGTTCATTCCAGCCGTGTTCTGCGCTTCGACGGCTTGTACATGCCTTGGAAGCAGCGGATCAATAACGACGGCTGGGGTCTGAGTTGCTTGCAGTCGTTCTACGAGCCATGGAAGCGATATCGGGGAGCGACTGACGGCCTCTCGACAATGCTCAACGAGCTTGATTTGTTCGTCCACCAGATTCCTGGGCTCGCAAACAAGATCACTGCGGGCAAGGAGAGCGCATTGAAAGCGCGCTTGGAGGCCAACGCACTAGCCCGCTCTGTCTATGGCGGCTTTGCCTTGGACTCTGAGGAGCAAGTGTCTTTCGCCTCCAGAAGTCTTGGTGGTGCTCAAGACCTGTTTGATCGTCTGACTGACGACATGGTCGCGGCCAGTGATTGCCCCAAGCCGGTCCTGTTTGGCATGAGCCCAGCAGGCGGGTTGAGCGAAGCAGGCAAGTTTGAGCAGAGGCTGTGGGCCAGCTCCGTCGAGCGTTATCAGACCCAAAGTCTGAAGAGAGCCCTGACGCAGTACTTCACTCTGCTGATGCAGATGCCGGGCGGCCCCACCGGGGGCAACGTCCCAGCTGAGTGGGAGGTCCACTTCCCGCCGTACTACTCAATGTCCGATGCGGACAAGGCCAACCTCAGGCAGCAGGTGGCTCTGAGTGATCAGATCTATATGGATGCGGGCGTCGTCACGCCGATGGAGGTTCGGGCCAGCCGCTTTGGGGGCACGGTCTACGAGATCGACACAGTGCTCCACCAAGAGGAGGAAGACCGCCTGATCGCCAAGCGCGAGCTGGAGCATGAGGCAGCTCTTCAAGGATTCGAGGGTCAGCGCCAAGCACTTGAGAACAACGCCGAAGCGGCCCAGGTCGAGGAAGAAGAAGAGGTCGTCGAGGACATGGAGGACATCATTTCGATGAATGGCCTGACCATGCACGTCGGCCCCAGCAATGGGATCTACCGCCCAGCTGCTGTAGTCCACCCAGACGGCCAGAGAAATGACTCTGAGCCTGTTGTCCTGATCGGAGGTAGGACTCACGACCGCAAGCTGTATCGGGGCTATCTGAAGCGGGAAGACGAGGTGATGGTGCCCGGCCCGCTGTTGATGGGCTTCTACTCGTCTAGGTCCGCCAGCCGTGCTCTGAAGCACTACTGCGACGGAGAAGAGGTATGCGGCATCGAACAGCTACAAGATGCCGACATCGCCCACCTGAAGGTCACCTTCGACCGGTACGACAAGGCGATTGAGTACGCGGGGATGAGATTCCCCGGCGGGTACAACTCGCCCGTGAGAACCAAAGATCACCCGACCAAGAGCCATGCGGTGCTGGCCAAGGAGGGGGACCAAGTGAAACTGATCCGCTTCGGTCAGCAGGGGGTCAAGGGCTCCCCAAAGACTAAGGGCGAGTCAGAGGCAGCGCGCAAGCGACGTAAGTCCTTTATGGCTCGTCATGCCAAGAACATCAAAAAAGGAAAGATGTCGGCGGCGTACTGGGCAGCAAAAACGAAATGGTGACTTATGGACAAACACATGCAAAAGCTTCTGAATTATTACCAAGAAGCAGGCCAGTGCAGTACACGCAAGAAAGCGCAAAAGCTCATCAAGAAGGCCGCCAAGGCCCATAAGAAAGCGCAGGAAGGGGGACAACGCTGATGATTCCCTTCTTACTCAGTTTTGTGATGGCATCTCACAATCCTTATCACTGGACGATGAGTTGTGAGCGTTGGCGTGAAAGGGCGCAGGAGATCATGCTCGACCAGAACTTATCGCTGAGAGCCAAACAACATCTGATCCTGTATTTACGCACCAAAGTGGAGGGGCCATGTCCGAGGACCGTGCAAGCGAACATGAGATTGAAGTATCAATCACCTGCAACCTACCAACTCTGAGAGAGCTACATAAGTGCGTCACCAAGTGCTACCAGAATTGGCCAGGTGGGCACCCTCAGGAGCAAGTAAAACTAGATCAGATGCGATCAAGTTTGTATGTGATCTTGTTGGATTCTCTATTTGAAAATGATCTGGTCTAGGTGTGGAAGATTTAATTGAAGACAATATATTGATGCTTGAGGAAGAGGAGGCCATCGCTTTGCTGGCCATCCTGGAGCTGCTGGACGACGAGTTCAATCGTCTAGTTCCTCAAGTGTTTGCTCAGTTACAAAGCGGTCTATCTCCGCTTGCATCGAGAGAAGAGTTGCTTCTTGAATTGATTCCTGAGTTGCCTGTCGACCCAGCAAAGGATCCGATCCAGCAATCTGTTGAGAAACTTTTGCAGAGATCATCGACGCTAGGCCTGGATCAAGCTGCAGCGCTATCAGGCTCGCTAGTCCCTGCTCCAGTTGCTGCAGGCGTATCAACAGCCCTAATTGCAGCAGCAGCAACAAGAGCCCGAGGCTACATAGGAGTACAAGCTCGGTCATTTTCAGAGTCAGTATCAGAGTCAATCAGGTCTGGGCTTTTGAATAATCAATCTCTTCCAGAACTGAAGGCTTCATTGCAACGTAGCCTAAAAGTAACAAAGGCTCGAATAGAAACAGTCATCAAGACAGAAGCCGCCAAGTCCAGGTTTGAGTCAGCGATGACATTCTTTTCGCAGCAAGGTATCGAGTTGTTCTGGTATTACGTTCGTTGGTCTGAATGGACCTGCCCACACTGCGCTGCGATGGCTGGAAAAATATTCAGAGCAGGGGCTATGAAGCTGCCTCGACATTATCGCTGTCACTGCGATTTAATCCCATACAAGAGGAATGCATCAGACAAGAAGTCTGTTTACGAAGGAGCGCGAAAGATTCATAGATCAACAGTTCTTCGTTACGCTAAAGACAAGGGCATTCAACTTAATGAAGGCCCGGCGGCTTTCGAGCACTTAAGGCCAGTTCCCTATGGCAAAGATGCATAACCCTAGATACGACGGTAGTAAGTACACGTTTAAGAGCAAGGCAGAAGCTGAGAAGGCGGGAAAAGCTTTAGGGCTCGAAGGGTCGCACACACATACCAACCAGGCGGGCGAGACCGTCTTCATGCCTGGTCGTAACCACAAGGAATTCATGGAATCGCAAGACAAGAAAGCTGACGGTCACAAGGTGAAGACCAAGTACCAGAAAGCCCGTGATGAGATGTACCAGAAGCGCCTGAAGGATATGGGCTCCTACAGGAAGTACAGCGAGAAGAAGCAAGCCGACATGCACGGCGCCAAGAAGAAGAAGAAGAAGTCCCCCTACATGGATGGGATGAAGTCTGATAACGGCACCATCGGTCGGGCTTTCGACGAAGTGCTGTGAGCAAGTTCCGCGACAAGGCGCTCCACTCTCGCGCTGTGGCATCAGCCAAGCGGAAGTTCAAGGTATGGCCCTCGGCTTATGCCAGCGGGTATGTGGTTCAGGAATACAAGCGCTTGTACAAGAAGAAGCACGGCTCAATGAGCGGCGCCTTTCGTGGCGACGACCTGGGCAAGTGGTTTAACGAGAGCTGGGTCAGGATCACGTCTTCGGGCAAGATCGCTGGACCTTGTGGTGGTCGCTCCAACAAGGAAGGCAAACCCAAGTGCCTGCCAAAAGCAAAGGCTCAATCGCTGAC